GTTGGACAAAGACTACAAAAACCGCAGAAGAGACTAAAGAATATGATGATGGCATGGCGGCATCTAACCGTAATACGCGCAACGCTCTTTTAGCTGCAACAGATTTCTGGGGTATGTCAGACATGACTATGAGTTCAAACATGAAGACATATCGTCAGGCACTTCGTGATATGCCATCACATAGCAACTGGCCTAATCTCGCTGATAGCGATTGGCCTACAAAGCCATAATAGTTCAATTGAACTAAAGGAGAAAAAGTATGACCACAACACTTAATGCAGACACATCTAGTGGGGGTGCAATAGTAACGGGTGATGCATCAGGTCAGCTTGGTCTTCAAGCTGCTGGTACAACACTTGTAACATTGGCTGGTAATAAGGCTTCTTTCAACAAGGGTATTACTGAAGAATACGAAGCAGTGACTTCATCAAGCAATGCCACTACGGTAAACTTGAACAATGCTACAAACTTCAGTCATACCCTGACAGAAAATACCACGTTTACATTTAGTAACCCAGTAGCTTCAGGGCAGACATCTAGTTTTACATTAAAAATTGTACAAGATTCTTCTGCTCGAACAATAACATGGCCTTCCAGTGTGGACTGGCCGGGAGCCACTGCGCCAACAATATCAACCGCTAATGGTGCTGTAGACTATTTTGTTTTTATTACACACGATGGGGGAACAACGTACTACGGGTTTACTGCTGGTCAAGCATTGGGGTAATACATGTCTTTATTTGCAAAAAACCTTACGATGGCATCAGGGGCTGGAGGCACTGGAGCTTTTAGTCTTGTATACACATCTTCAACAAATGACTCACCATACACTGGATCAGTAAACCTTAACAGAAATGGCACTAAAATAATTTGGGCCTTTACAAACAATACAGCAAGCGATGGTTATGTTGGCTATCTAGGGTATATTGATATAACCACTCTAGCCGCTGATTGGGAAAAGGAAATACAAAATTCTGGTGGTGGTTCATATAAACGCTGTGGCTATAATGCGGCAGTGGAAATCTCTACAGGAACCGTCTTTGCTATAGGTTTTTGTAATTACAGAACTGATGGCACAACAACAGATGTATTTGCACAACTTATAAACGCAAGCAATGGTGCATCACTAGATGCAGATAGAGATGTATCGTACAGCGCAAGCACTGTTGGTTTTAGAACCTTAGTTTGGTATCCTAATACTGAGCATTACGCAGGGGCCTCAGGGCAGTTTGATTCTGGTTTGATTGGTAGCGGTGAACAGCATTGTGTAGGTTTTCGCAACAATAGTGGAACAATAGTGGATGAGGGTAGAGCCGCTTATGGAGATTCTCTTAATGATGAAGGGGGTGGTCTTGCTGCTGATAGCTCTGGCGGTATTTATATTGGTATTTCTAGATTAATAGTTAGCCCAGATGTTTCTCGTTATGCGGGTGTAATACACGCAAATTCTCCAAGTGCCACTATTCAATGGTACAGAGAATACACAAGCGGAGATACAATTAGTCATGTTCAACAAACTAGAGCGGTTGCTGTAGATACTAATAATCATGTTGTGATAACGGGTAAAGATCGTTCTGAAATGTTTATTGCTAAGATGCAAAGCAGTGACGGTGCTAATATTGGTCAATTACGCATTGATGATTCAGATGGAACAATAGAGGGTCATCAAATAATTACTGACAGCAGCAATAATATATATGCCGCAGCTATTTCTAATGGAACTGTAAAAATTATGAGGTTTACAGGAGTATCCTCTGGCGCATCAGATTTAGATTGGGCAGTAAAAGTAAGTATTAATAGCAGTACTTCTACGTTAAGCCAAGCTGGTTCAACAATGGCGTTAAGCGAAACTAAAGAACTTCTTTATATTTATGTATATACTGGAGCTAGTGGCGGCAGGTTTGTATTACTTGGCTTGCCATTAGATGGCTCTTTTACTGGAGATTTGGGTGAAGTGAATATTGCAGATACCAAATCTACCCTAACGGTTACAACTGGCTCACTTACAAACCAAGCTGCATCTGGCTCAAGACAACTCTACACGGGGGGCATTTCAGCAGAAAACGATTTAGAATATGCCAACGCAACTCGTTACACAGAGACTCTCACAGAAGATTAGGATTTGAAATATGCCGCTACAAAAGCTTCAGTTTCAACCGGGTATAAACAGGGAGACAACTTCGTACAGTAACGAGGGTGGTTGGTTTGACTGTGATAAGGTGCGGTTTAGGCAGGGCTTTCCAGAAAAAATTGGTGGTTGGTCTAAAATTGGTTATAATTCTTTTTTAGGAACTTGCCGTGCATTATGGCCTTGGCGCACTCTTGGGTTAGATACATATTTAGGTATCGGAACACACCTAAAATATTATGTTGAATACGGTCAAGGTTACTACGACATAACACCTATACGATCTACTACGAGTGCTGGAGATGTAACCTTTTCAGCATCTAACGGCTCATCTGTTATTACAGTTTCTGACCCTAGTCATGGCGCAGTAGTGAACGACTTTGTAACTTTTAGTGGTGCAGCTAGTTTAGGCGGCAACATAACTGCCGCTGTTTTAAATCAAGAGTATCAAATTAATGAAGTTGTAGACACTTCTACCTACAAAATTATTGCTCGTGCTGTAGCTTCTTTGTCTGATATTACAGTAAACGGGCAATACACCCCTACACCAGTGTCGGCAAATTCATCTGATACAGGGAATGGAGGTAGTTCTGTTGTTGGGTCTTATCAGATAAATGTGGGTTTAGATACGTCAATTGTAGGAACTGGTTGGGGTGCTGGAACTTGGAGTCGTGGTGCGTGGAACTCTGCCGCTGTTGTTAATTTAATTACAGATACTCTACGCATTTGGACACACGATAACTTTGGTGAAAATCTTATAATAAACGTGATGGACGGTGGCATATATTATTGGCAACCTTCAGGTGGAATTACTGGTAATCCAGCAGTTGCTATAAGCTCTCTTGCTAATGCTGATTTAGCTCCTACTATAGCCACAAAAGTTATTGTTTCAGATGTTGATAGGCATGTAATTGCTTTTGGTTGCGATCCTTTAGACAATATAGGAACTCAAGATCCTCTTTTAATTAGGTTCTCTGATCAAGAAAATGTAGTTAATTGGAGACCAACAACCACAAACACAGCAGGTGATTTGCGTTTAGGTTCTGGTTCAAGAATTGTTACTGCTGTAGAAACACGACAGCAAATTTTAGTTTTTACAGATGTATCGCTTCATGCAATGCAATTTATAGGCCCACCATTTACTTTTGGAATCAACATGATTTCAGAGAACATAACAATTAGAAGTCCTATTTCTGTCGCTGCTGTTGAAGACACTGTATATTGGATGGGAAAAAAAGAATTTTATGTTTATAACGGTGGAGTTCAAACTCTTCCTTGTTCTGTGAAAGATTATGTTTTTTCAGACTTTAATGAAACACAAGCAGAAAAATGTTTTGCTTCAGTGAACTCCTCTTTCTCAGAGATATGGTGGTTTTACCCTTCTGCCAGTTCAGATAACAACGATAAATATGTAGTTTATAATTACCTGCAAAATATATGGTATTACGGAAACCTAGTTCGCACTGCTTGGATTGATCGCGGCGTTAATGAAACGCCAATTGCTGCTAGTCGAGATGGTTATTTATACAACCATGAAGTTGGCTTTGATGATGGAAGCACTAACCCTGCATCTGCGATTGCATCTTACATTGAGTCAAGTCAGTTTGACATTGGTGAGGGAGATCAGTTTAGCTTTGTGCGTAGACTAATACCTGACTTAACATTTAGAGCATCTACATCACAGCAGCCTACAGCAAACTTTACTCTCAAGGCACGGAACTTTCCGGGCGGTGCCTATCTTCAGAACAATAGTAAATCGGTAGAGAAGACGGCATCAGTTCCTGTAGAACAGTTTACACAAGATGCACATGTCAGACTACGTGGTAGATCAGTTGCGATTAGAGTTGATAGCAGTAACACTGGCACAGGATGGAGACTTGGTTCTCCACGAATAGATGTGCGTAGTGACGGGAGACGCTAATGTCTCGCAATCTTGCTATACCATATTTTCCAAATGCCCCACGGGAGTACAACCAACAGTATATTGCTGAAGTTGTTAGAGCCTTTTCTGTATATGTGCAGCAGATTCAGAACCCCGGCGAAGGGCGAAACACATTTAGCGTATTTACCAACTTACAAACAGATGATTCTGGTTTAGAAACTGGGGCTATCTTTAATCACGGTGGATATGTTAAGATAACAGAAACAAACATACCACATGCTCGTGGATCAACAGGAACAGGAACTGTTGGTTCCGTAACGGTAACAACTACATAGGTGCAACATGTCTGACGAAACAATAATTACAATGCCAGATGGTGGGCGATGGAGACCTGCTACATCTGTTGATACTATTCAGTGCCACAACTGTGATAACTTAGTGGACACACCAGAAGAAATAGCTTCTTACCCTGATGGTAAATGTCCAGACTGTGGCGAGTCATGGACAGGAGAAACTAAGAAACACACAGCTATTACTGTGACAATGCCACAAGCAATGGACGGAGGAACTTTATAATGTCAGGGCCAATAAGTCGTGGTAGACGCCCCAAACCAAGACCAACATCAAAATCGAGAACTGATAGAGGTTACAAACCTACTAATATTGCGAAGCCTAAAAAAAGAAATAAATCTAAGAAAAAAGATAAATCTATAGGCAACAAGTTAATGGGTGGAATCAGAAGTATAGGATCTGATCTCGCAATGGGGCTTGGTTTTAAAGATAAAACGGATGATTATAAAAGACGTACTGCTAACACGACAGCCGTTAGACGTGCTATAGAGCGTGGCGATTCATCTATTGAAGGGAGACCTGATTTGCAGTCTCGTCTTGTTAGGCAAAGAATGCTTCAAGACATGTCAGATCGCCGTGATAAAAAACGAAGAGAAGAGAGAAGAGCTACAAAGACAGGCACTGATACACCAACAGGCACTCCTACACAAACTTCTGAACAGAATGATATGTATGCCGAAAACCTTCGTCGCTACAACGAATACATGCAGAGCCAACAGCCACAAGGCCCAGCCGTAACTCCTGACATGCGCCGTGCAGCTTTGGATGTGTTTGAATCTCAACGAGGTGCAGGTCAGATGCCATACTACATGGCGGCAGCGGCACAATCACAAGACCCTAACATGAGTCCAGCATTTCAGTACGCAGCACAGAACTACGGCACATTAGGTGGGTCACAACGTCTTGCCCCTCGTCCTATGGAGATGATGAGCGTAGCAGAACGCCGTCAGATAAATGACATGGCACAATCTATGGCGGATCAAGCCGCACAAGAGCAAGTGGCGCAAAATCAATATCAACAAGGTATGGATACGATTATGCGTGGCGGTGGTAAAGGTGGCCCTGCCACTATGCCTCAGACGGGTATGTCAGTAGACAGGTTTCCCCCTCAGAGAATGCCATCTGGCTTTGGATCTATATTGGCTCAAAGGTTTGGGAGAATGTATTAATGCCAGCAACAGTATTAGATGATTGGAAGGTTCTTCCGCGTCTTATGATGTTAGCGGTTACAATCCTTACATATCAGGCAGTGCATTGGTTTATGAGCTTGCCTGACCCATCTGTTGCACAGAGCGGTCTCGTGTCTGTGTGCATGGGTGCTTTGACGGGATGTTTTGGCATCTGGATGGGGAAAGAATCTACGTCTGCAAAGAAAAAAGTTGAAGGGGAACAACAATGTTAGGTTTAGTAGAAAAGCTTATTGATCCAGTTTCAAGCGTTCTTGACAAGGTCATAGAAGATAAAGATCAAAAAGCAAAACTAGCGCACGAGATTGCAACGATGGCAGAGAAAAACCATCAAGCAGTTGTGATGCAACAGTTAAAGATATTGCAAGCCGATGCTCAAGGTAATTGGTTCCAGTCGTCTTGGAGACCGCTTATCGGTTGGATCGCAGGGATATCGCTTGGTATAAATTACATGATTGCTCCGATTGCATTAGGCTTTGGCTTTGAAGTGCCACAAGCAGACATGTCGGTGATGATGCCATTGCTTTTAGGTATGCTTGGTATCGGAGGAATGCGTTCATTTGATAAGCTAAAGCAAACGGACAGTAAGAAATGACAGATTTGAAAATACCTGTTGCTCTTGTTTTTGCTATGGCTGTGCAGTTGGTGGCATTAGTCTGGTACATCTCTGGTATGGTTCACGACATTGAACATCTTGAGGGAACAGTATCTGCACAACAAGATATCATTGAGCTACTAAACTCAGATGTGAACGATCTGTGGAATTTCTGTACCTTTACGGAAAACAAATGGGCAGAGAGCTATACCTCTGACATGGTCTATGAACGTGTCTGTGGCACGAAGGAATTTGTAGATGAGTAAGGCGCTAAAGATTTTACAAGAGAAGTGTGGTGTTACATCAGATGGTGCGTTTGGGCCTAATACAGCCCGTGCAATAGCTAGGCATTACAAATGGACATCAAAGCGAGGCGCACATCTTCTAGGTCAAGCTGCTCATGAGAGTGGTAACTTTATGGTGTCTGAAGAAAACCTTAACTATCGTGCAGAAACAATGTGTCGTGTGTGGCCTTCTAGGTTTAACACTGTGAAAGAGGCAGAGCCATATGCACGGAACCCTGAGAAGCTGGCAAATAAAGTATATGCTGATCGCATGGGCAATGGTTCAGAGGAGAGCGGCGATGGCTGGAAAAACCGTGGTCGAGGATTCATACAATTGACGGGCGCAAAAAATATAAAGCAGTTCGCAGAGCATATAGGCCGCGATAGCCTTGTAGATGATCCGTCACCCATCGCAGATGAGTTGGCTATGGATAGTGCTGTGTTTTTCTTTGAGAAGAATGGGCTATTTAACATAGCTGATGAAGGCGTTACGGACGAAATCATCAAGAAAATAACCAAAAGAGTTAATGGTGGTCATCATGGATTGGATGATCGCATTCAAAAAACAAAGAAGATATATAGTTGGCTAGACGATTAAGATAATAAATGTTAAAGTTCAATAGAACTTTTGGAGATTAGTATGGTTCTACCCCTGTTAATGAGTATAGGTCTACCTGCTTTAGCTGGTTCTGGTGCATTGGCTGGCATACCTTTCTTGGCTGGCATGTCTGCTCCAGCATTAGCTGGTATTGGTGCAGGGCTTGGTTCTTTTATTCAGACTGGTGACATTGGAGATGGCATAAAGACAGGACTAACCTCTTTCCTTGGTGGTAAAATTCTTGGCGGTATCACAGGTGGTGCAGGTATTAAAGACGGCACGGCTATGGAACGCATTATGGGTTCTCAGACAGGCGCACAACAAGCCGCTTTAGATTCCATTAAGCAAGCTGGCAGCACAGGGTTCA